TATCATCCAAAAGGACATCACTTTAATATGAAAAGAATTTCAAGATTCAAACCAGCACCCACCATCACAGCTTCTGGTGGATGTATTCATTGGAGTGAAATGCGAAAACTTGCATTGTGTGAAACTCGTAGACTCACTTCTTTACCAGAAGATTTCAAACTAACTGGAAAATGGGAGCAAAGATCTGAACGTATGGGTAGAATGGTGCCACCATTAATGATGAAAGCGATAGCAGGTTCCATATACAAGAAAGTACTTAAACCTTATAAAGAGTTGAACAATGGCTGATTTTACTTTTGCACATAGAGAAGAAGGATTCGATGAACATATTGAAAATTCAATTCGGGGTTATTCAAACTTAATGGAAGATGTAATTAGTCTTTCACGTTATTTTATAGAAGATAATGCTAACATAGTTGATATTGGATGTTCTACAGGAAAGAATACAAAAGCCATGATGGAGTATAATAAAGACCATTCTCCTGAAGCAAAATATATCGGAATTGAAGTAGCTGATGGTTTTGAACAAGATTTGAAAGACCGCAAGAAAGAATTGAATAGTGCTGGATTTACTAATGTAGAATTTATAATGAAAGATATTCGTAAGTTTCAAATAACAAATGCTAATCTGGTTACTTCTATTTTTACTTTACAATTCATGCCAAAAAAAGATAGAAAAGATGTTATTTCAAATATCTATGCTGGATTGAATACTGGTGGAGCTTTCATTTTTGCAGAAAAAACTATCTGTGAAAGTGCGCTGGTACAGGACATGATTACATTCAATTATTACGATTACAAACGAAAATCATTTGATACAGAAGACATCATGGATAAGGAAAGAACCCTCAGAAACATCATGAAACCTCTCACATGGGGGCAACTTGAACACATGATATCTTATGCTGGGTTCACTACTGTTCAGCCATTTTGGAGAAATCACAGTTTTGTGGGTGCAATAGCGTTAAAATAACTAAAAACTTGACAAAACACTTTAATATGGTATAATAGTATTATGAGTCCATTTGATTACCTAAAAGCGATTAACGAAACCAAAGAGAATGTAATGCTTACTCCACAAGATGAGAGGAAATACTCATCTTTTATCGTTAATCGCGGGTTATCTTTCTTTATGGACACTATATTTCAAGTAAATGAGATGAATCGTAACCACCACCTTGACAGCCGACTTCAATTTGACTATCTACTAAATAATATTAGAAAGAAACGAAGGTATAGTAAGTGGCTGAAACCAGAGAAACTACAGAATGTTGAATTGGTGAAAGAGTATTATGGATTTAGTTATGAGAAAGCCAAAGATGCTCTGAAAATACTTTCTGAGAATCAGTTGGCTTATATCATAAATAAACTGAATCAAGGTGGAGTGGAAAATGACAACAGGAACAGAGAACATGGTGGAGTGCACTCTGGAGAATCCAGATGATTTTCTCAAGGTGCGTGAAACACTTACTAGAATCGGGGTAGCTTCCCGAAAGGACAAAATACTATATCAATCTTGTCACATACTACATAAACAAGGTAGATACTATATCGTACACTTTAAAGAATTATTTGCACTTGATGGTAAACCAACCAATTACTCAGAAAATGACCAAGCAAGACGTAATACTATAGCAAATCTTTTATCGGAATGGGGCTTAATTGCACTAGTGAATCCAGAATCTTCAAGTGAATTAGTTGTTCCGTTGAATCAACTAAAGATCCTATCTTTTAAAGAAAAAGACCAATGGGATCTTACAGCAAAATATAATATTGGAAGTAAAAGGACTGAAGATGCCGACCAACAAAAAGAATGAAACATTAAAATTTTATAAATTACATCCGAATGCTAAAGACCCAATTTATGCAACAGAGGGTTCAGCATGTTTCGATATTCACGCGTGTTTTGATGGACAAGAAAAATATCTAGTTCGTCAAGATACTCTAACCAGAGTAATCGAAAAACCATTTAGGAACGGAGTTCTTCAAATACATAACATGGAAAGAGTAATGATTCCTACTGGATTGATTTTTGATATTCCAGAAGGTTACTCAGTTCGTCTTCATTCTAGGTCAGGTTTGGCTTGGAACGAAGGTTTATACCTAACAAATTGTGAAGGTATAATAGATTCTGACTATGTAGATCCTATTTTCGTTATGATGACAAGCATAGCTCAATCTCCAAAAACAATAAATAATGGAGATAGGATATGTCAAGCAGAATTAGTGAAAAAGATATATCATGGTTTAACCGAACTCAAAAAACCACCAGTTCAGAAGACCGAGCGTGAAGGTGGATTTGGTTCTACTGGCAAATAACGAAAAAGTTATATGGCCAAAACTATAATTTAAAAAAGGGAGTAATCCTATGTTAGAAAAAGCAATAGGCTGGATTCGCAGTCTTACAGAAGCTGGCCTTGCGTTAATCGCACTTGGTGTGGTTCTTCAAATTCTTTTTGGAGCAGCAGTTCCATTCATTGGACTTGATGTTGTAGGCTCAGTTGTAGGCCTAGTCAAAGAACTTGGATCAGAAGGACTTGTAGGCTTAGTAGCAATTTGGGTACTTTGGGGAATTTATTCCAAGAAGTAAACTTATATCATCTGACAAAGGGTGATTAAACTCACCCTTTTCACTTTTTTACATTATGACTAAATACTTTGATAGTAATTGGCAAATTGATGAAAAATTTATGAAGACTAAATACAAATTGATAGTAAAGGAAACTGGAAATTATACTTCAGATTCTTTAAGCAGTCTAATTTGGACTGTTTTTAAACATCGCTGTCATCATCTCTTCAAAGGAGAAGGATGGCGTGATTGAGGTTGACCAATAGTGGTAACCTCTAACTTACTTCAAGTCCACGTGCTGAGGATTGAAGTACAATATTAACCTCGCTTTAAAGGAGGCCCTATGTATACATTAGCACCACACACATTCCCCACACCACAAGACTTACAGAAAATGCTCGGATTCAGCGTTGGATTCGATGGATTTTTTAATCGTCTTACTAATATGGACATCGCCCAGTCGGGTTATCCACCATATAACATTCGCAAAATTAATGAACTACAGTATGTTGTTGAACTAGCTCTTGCTGGTTTTTCAAAAAGTGATATTGAAGTAGAAGTAACTGATGGTACTCTTACCATTCGTACTGCTACCGCGAAAGATGATGGGACTGATAATGATGAAAACTTTGTACATCGTGGAATTGCCAAGAGAACTTTTTCTCGACAATTCAACTTGAGTGATGATATCATTGTTAAGAATGCCGATCTCCAAGACGGTATGCTTATTGTGAATCTGGAACGTGTAATTCCAGATGAGAAAAAGCCTAGACTGATTCCCATCGGTCAATAGCCACTGTGGTGCCCCCAATCTCGCAAGATTGGGGGATTATAAATAAATGTATAGATTAATTGAAACCTCAGTAGGAGAAAACAGTGGCAAAATCCAGAAAAATGAAATCTAAAAAAGAGTTAGAAAAAGAAGGTAGAACTCTTGGAATAGAATTAGACCGAAGACATAGTAAAGAAGACCTTATAGAAGAATTGGAAGCAGTAGAACCGGCTTCAGCTGATGATGTAACTTGGAATAGTATTGAAGAATTTACAGAAGCAGTAACTGCAACTGGAATGATTTTTGATCGGGATTTTATTCCTGTTAATATTGAAGCCCTTTATGAGGCGTTCACATCCAATCCAGAAGAATTCAAAGAAACCCCAGCTTACAAATTTTTAACACAATAAAGGATATACATGGCACACGCACATAAAGGTAAAAAGAAAGTATCTAAAGCAATGGGGGCGATTTTAAAAGCTCCTAAAAAAGTTGAAAAGGTAGTTGAGACTGTTGCTAAATACGTCAATAAAACTCATTGGGATACTAAAGAAGCATTTGCTGCAGCAATAGACGCATCGGGTATTAATCCAAATGCAATAAATGTCAACTCAGAATGGGATTTTTACCAATCAGATAAAGATGGTTACAAGAATCATCTTAAATTGGAGAATTAAAATGGCACAAAAAAGAAAAGTATTAAAAGAAGTTCTTTTTGATGATGTGGAAAAAAAGATAGAATATGATTTTTTAACACGCGACCAATTTTTCACAAAAGTACCAGAAACAAGACCAATGTCGGTACGTGGTATAGAAATGTGGGAAAGATACCTACAAGATCCGAAAGGATTTAAATTTTAGGAGAATATTATGTTACCGTTATTATTATTTAATGTTATTTCTAGTCTTGTCATAGACAAAGCAACAGATTTAGCAATAGAGCATGTGGAAAGTATGATAGATGATTTACTTCCAGCAAGTGCAAAAAAAGAATTAGACAAAGCTATAAAGGAAGATCCATCACATACATTTGATAATGCTAAAGATGCATTAATGGGTGCGATTGAAGGTAAATTACCAATAGTCAAAGCGGATGGAACAATTAAACCAATAGAAATGACATTTACAGTTAAATATGATCCTACTACTGGATCGATTGATATAGATAAATCTTAGGAAGGAATATTATGGCAGTCAAGATACCACCTTATAATGGACACCTAACAAAAAACTTTGGGTATCAAGAAATGATAAAAAGTTCCACTGCTGACCGATTAGGTATTTCAAATGATGCATCAAGAGAACACGTTATCAATTTAGTCAATCTCTGTAATTTTATTTTACAACCAGTAAGAGAAGAATTTGGAATTATTCGTATCAATAGTGGATATCGTTCTCCAGCATTGAACAAGGCAGTAAACGGATCAAAGACAAGTCAACATTGTAATGGACAAGCAGCAGATTTTGAATCTACAAAAATTTCAAATCCAAACCTTGCAAAATGGATTTCTGAAAATTTAATATTTGACCAACTCATTTTAGAATTTTATGATGGAGTTGACCCAAATAGCGGATGGGTACATTGTTCTTATGTTCTTGATGGGAGCAACCGCAGTAAAACAATGACGGCTCTAAGAGTCAATGGGAAGACCCAATATAAGTTAGGTCTTCTCTCATAGGAGAAGATGTGAAAAAAGTAAGAAATTTTCTAATAGGTATCATCCTCAAAATATATCTCCAAGTATTATTTTTATTTGGTGCATATTTTAGAAGAATTCAATGGATTGACAAACAGATCAAATGGTGTTATAATACATTTAACAACTTAGAAATCCCTTATCAAAAATATTATTAATGTTTTATACTAATGTACAACCTCATGGTAATTTCATTGCTTTAAGAGGTGTTAATGATCGTGGTGAATCTTTCAAAGAGAAGTTGAACTACAAACCTACTTTATTTGTAGAATCTCATAAACCTCAAAATCCCCAATGGAAAACCCTAGATAATCGAAATGTTGCTCCTGTAAAGTGGGGCTCTATGAAAGAGTCTCGCCAAGCCATAAAAGAGTATGGTGGTAATGTTTTTGGGTTTGACCAGTTCCAATATTCTTTTATTTCTGATAATTATCGTGGTATGATTGACTACGATTTGAACAAGATTAAGATTGGATATATTGATATTGAAACTAGTTCTGAACATGGTTTTCCAGATGTAAGAAATGCCAATGAAGAAGTCTTGGCCATCTCGTATCGTTGTGGAAAAAGTTTCAAGACATATGGCTGTCAGGGATATGAACCAAGTGAAGGTGTTCAGTTTGTTCCCTGTACAACTGAAGAACATCTTTTACTTGAATTTGTGAATGATTGGAGTATGAATTATCCAGATATTATTACTGGATGGAATTCAAGGTTTTTTGATATTCCATATCTTGTCAATCGTATAGTCAAGATTCTTGGTCAAAAAATGGCTAACAAACTTTCACCTTGGGGTTGGTATAAAGAAAATGAAATAAATCTATTCGGTAATAGAAAACAACAGATTTTTGATCTGGTTGGAATTTCAAGTATTGATTACATGGATGTTTACAAGAAGTTTACCTATGTCAATAGAGAATCTTATTCTTTGAACCACATTGCCTATACAGAGTTGGGTGAAAAGAAATTAGATTATTCAGAATATTCTTCACTACATGAACTATACAAAACAAACTTTCAGAAGTTCGTTGACTATAATGTTCGTGATGTTGTCTTGTTGGAAAGATTAGAAGAAAAGCTGAAACTCTTGGAGATGATTATCTCACTTGCATACATGGCCAAATGTAATTTCAATGATGTGTTCAGTCCTGTGAAGATGTGGGATTGTATTATCTTTAATCATTTGAAAGACCAACAAATTGTTGTTCCACCAAAGAAACATGAAACTAAAACAGAAGCGTACGAAGGTGCTTATGTGAAAGATCCTCAAATCGGTCGGCATAAGTGGGTTGCTAGTTTTGATTTAAATTCTCTGTATCCACATCTGATAATGCAATATAATATTTCTCCTGAAACTCTTGTAGGTATGCATACCGAATCTGGTTTAGTAGATGCTTTACTTGATAAAGAATTTGACGTTGCTTTTCTTAAAGAGAAAAATCTTACCATGACTCCAAATGGTTCTTTGTATACTCGTAAAAAACAGGGGTTTCTTCCTGCTCTTATGGAAAAGATGTATACAGACCGCGTCAAGTATAAGAATCTGTTGCTTACAGAACAAAAGAAAGGTAAGGCTGCAGATACTAATAAATTGGCTCAGTATTATAATATGCAGATTAATTTAAAGATTGCTCTTAACTCAGCTTACGGAGCTCTTGGTAATCAATGGTTTCGTTTTTATGATGTGAGGAATGCTGAAGCCGTATCAGTTGCGGGTCAACTTTCCATTCGGTGGGCTGAAAGAGCAGTCAATCAATACTTAAATAAAATATTAGAAACAGAAAACGATGATTATGTCCTTGCTTCCGATACTGACTCTTTGTACGTTACTCTTGATTCTCTCGTACAAAAGGTAGGTCTTACAGATACAGATAAAATTATAGAGTTCATGGATAAGGTTTGTGAAGGTAAAATTCAAAATGTGATTGATAAGTGTTATGGTGAAATGGCTGAGTATGTTAATGCATTTGAACAAAAGATGGTAATGAAACGTGAAGTCTTAGCAGAGGTTGGTATTTGGACTGGCAAGAAACACTACATTCTGAATGTTCATAATTCTGAGGGTGTTCAGTATGATGAACCTAAATTAAAAATTATGGGTATCGAGGCTATCAAAAGTTCTACACCAGAACCTTGTCGTAACGCGCTCAAAGAGGCATTCAAGATTATGATGAATGGAACAGAAGATGATGTAATCAATTACATTGAAGAATTCAAGATTAAGTTCAAGACACTTCCTGCAGAAGAAGTTTCTTTTCCAAGATCGGTAAAAGGTCTTGCTAAGTATCATGATTCAGCATCAATCTATCAAAAGTCCACACCAATTCACGTTAAAGGTTCTCTAATCTACAATAAGATTTTACAGAATAAACGATTGACCAGAAAGTATCCAAAAATTCAAGAAGGTGAGAAGATTAAGTTCGCTTATCTAAAAGAACCTAATCCAACTGGTGATACCGTAATTGCTATGTTAAATGCTTTACCAGATGAGTTTGAGTTGAAACCATACATAGATTATGAAAAACAATTTTCCAAATCTTTCCTTGATCCTATAATCGGTATTCTCAATGTTATCGGCTGGGAACATGAAAGAAAAACTAATATCATGGGATTCTTCACTTGACAATTTCTTCAAATATGGTATAATAAACGTATGTTAAGTATTAATAGAATATTTGCAGGGTTTTTCCTAATGGGTTTCTTGTGGGTTGTTGGTGATATAAATCCACTAATCGCAGGAATAGCTGTAGGACTTTTGTTTGGTTTAACAGATTATATCAAAGAAAGTAGGTAAAATGAATATTTGGGTAGAATGGTTTAGACAAGAAGACTCTAAAAAAAATACTTGGGCGCAAATGAGGGAATTGGCGAAATGGAACCCACCAAAACCATCAGAAATTCAAAGAAGATATTTTGACAAACACATAGATGCAGCCGAGTTTGCAAAAAGAATGAACGATGAAGGTTATCACGCATCGATTAAAAGTGATGGAGCAGCTTGGTATGGATGATGATCATAACTATGGTGGTTGGCTTACAGAAGACCTTAAAGAACATTACAAAGATTTGATGAAACAAAGAGATCGCAGTGAAATGTACAGCGATCGTGCAGAATTAAATAATATGATGTTAATTATTTTAAGTGAAATACAATCAAGAGAAAGGAATTCATAATGAAAATACAGAAAGTTGAACAAGCCGGAGCCATAAAAACTCCCGAAGAAGTAAAAAAACAAAAAGATCTTCATGATTCCCACCTTAAAATTAATAACGCAAGAGAAAGAACAGAATATGATGGTCTTACTCTTAGAGAAATGAGAAGAAAACACGCTATTCCTACCTCTATTGGAGGTCTAGAAATCCTTGAGGCTTATAACGCTGATAATCTTGGTACTGTCAAAAAAGAAGAATCAGCAGAAGAAATTGCTCATCAACGTAAAGTTCTTGAGTCAGCCAAAATGGAATTGGAATGGGATCGTAAAGAACGAGATTCCAGAAGAGATCTTGAGGGAGAAGAGACTGAAGCAAGAAGGTCTAATCCAGAAGAATCTCAAGCTCGTAGATATAATCCTCAAACTGGTGTAGGTGCAGATGTTGAGAGGGGTGTGTTTTCATCTGACCATCTTGATACTGGTTATGGTTTAGCTTGTGATATAAAAAGGGTTGTTATATATGAAGGTCTTCCTAGAGATCCACAAACAGGCCAATCGGTTGCAACCAGCCCGCATGCAGGACAATACATGCTCCCAGGCCAAGTGTTAGAACGTACTATAACATTAGAAGGTCACATAGAACTAGATAAGTTTTCTGTTGAAAT